TTTTTTTAAAAAAAACGGGAAGTTTATTTCATTGTGGCCATAACTATCAGTTTCAACTATTGCATCTAAGGTTCTAATAGATCTTTCCTTTGAAGAATTGAAAGGGTTAACAAATAAACAACTATAATCTCTCGGAGTCTCAATTATCCATGGGTTTAGATATTTAAAAGGTATAGAAAACTCATCTTCTCTTACAAAACCATCGTTAATTTGATATGTTTCGTGAGTTTCAATTCCAATATTAATATATGGATAGCTGTCTAAATTAAGTTCATCAGGTATTCTCCAATTTATAGCTAACTTATCGTCCTGTATTTCAGTCCAAAAAATAATATCAAGTGGGTTTAATATGGCATACCCTGAAGTAAAAGAGTCAAGCAAAGGCATACATTTTTTAGCTGTCTTTTGAAGTTTAACTTTGTCTGTAAAGTTTGATAATTTTTTGTACCAATCAGGCACAAGTTTTTTTATTGGAACTGGATGTAACAACAAATTTTTATATCTAGATTTAAAAATTATTTTTTTCTCAAACATGAAGGAAGTCCGATGAAGGGTCTTGTGTCATATTTATTTTCCTCTGCACCTGGAGTATTCACATCATTATAATGTAAAAAAACTTGCACACAGTCAGTCCCTGTAAATGCGTATCTCCAATGTTCCAAAATATTTCCCTTATAAGCAAGCATGTCGCCTGGTCTTAAATTTACCTCAACACCCTCGTTACCTTTGCCTCCAGTGGGATCAAGATAAATTGGCCAAGGATCTCCACCTAGGTTAAGTGTAGTAGAAATTTCACAAGAGAATCTATCCTTATGTCTGAAGAGAGTATCTCCGTATTTGTAAATTCTAGCAAAAGAATAGTTTTCATAAAGTTTTCTACCTGTTACTTTTTCCATTGTTGGTCTTAACTTTTTTAATAAAGTTTCCATAGCGATATCTGCATAATGAGCGTATGTATTTGGTATTTGTCCATCGCCCCACATACCCATATATTCTACATATGGAGATATAATTTTTGTGTATCTTAATGTATCTGTTACTTTTCTTTTCATTAAAAAATAGTCTTTTACAAAATCTGCTAACTCTATTGGTATTGCTTCTTTAATTACAACATAATTATTTTTTTCAAATATATTTTCTTCTACTGCCATTTTTCTCCTTGATACCATATGACTATTGATAGACGTTGCCCACTTAATATAGGCGTTACTTGATGATAAACATAACTAGGAAAAACAATCATACTACCTTTTATTCTTGATTGTTCAAAAAATTCTATTTTGTCTTCTTGTTTCTTATTAGGATGAATAGCAGAGTTATAAAACTGCAAGTCTCCACCTTCGTAACTATCTGAATCTACAAGCGGTATTACAGCAGAAATTTTTCTTTGATGTGACATTGATTTATTTAATTCAGGCTCAAAAGTATCTTGATGCCATCCGTAAAAATGTCCTTTTTTATAAATTGTAAATTGAATTGGCTCTGGTTCAGTTAAATTAAAGTTCCATTCTAATTGAGAATTAAGCTGACTCATTGCAGGAGCAACCCAGTCGTATATCCAAGTGTCTCTTAACCAAACTACTCTTGAGTCTCTTATGCCATCTGTTGGCCCTGCTTGAACAGTAGCGTCTTCTTCTTTTTGTTGAAAGGCTACATCAATTATGTCTTGACAAACATGATCAGGTAAAAGTTTTTCTGATATTACGGAATACGGACTAACAATCATTTCTAACTATTTAGGATGATGTTAGTGATTTTTATTCTAAAGTCAATGTAGGCCAGGTAATATTATTTTCGTTATATGAAGTGCTATCATTAGGAAAGTCTCTTAATTCTTGTCTATAGGTTTTAATTTTAGCAAGATTAGATTCTTGACCTGTAGCTTTATAGGGACTGTCCTCAAGAACCATCCAATCACAATCAGATAATTTAGCGTTTCTAAGCACTCTTACATAATCTACGTGATAGGGTTGATACTCATGAACCTGTCCTGTTTCAGCATCATAATACCAATGCTCTGCTACGGAATCGTTTGAAACTTCAATATAATCCTCTCCTCCAGCAATTGTTGGTCTAGAGTCTTTTACATATTGAACACGACTATTATCGTTAACTAAAACAAATTTTGCCATTAAGAAATATACTCCACTACTGTAACTTTACCTGCTTGACCAGCGCTACCAGAATTTGCTTGAGACATACCTCCACCACCAGGACCGCCTGATCCTACTGTGATTGGTTGACCTGCTGGAGCATATTGAGGACCACCTAAAATTTGAAAAGCTACACCAGCTCCGCCTCCTCCGCCGCCAGACGCTATGTTAAATAAATTTCCTCTACCACCAGTGCCACCATTACCTGCACTAAGAGAGCTGCCACTCGCAGTTCCACCAGCACCACCGCCAGGTGTAGGAGCTTGCCCTGGAGAGTTTCTACCACTTGTGCCACTTCCTCCCTTTGAGTATGATCCGGGGACGTTTCCTGTGGCCGTTCCGCCACTTCCGCCTCCGCCTCCGCCCATGCTACCACCGTTACCGCCATTTGCAGTTGCGAAGCTACCAAAAGTTGAAGACTGACCGGCAGTACCACCACTTCCATTTTTAGCACCGCCACCTCCGCCGCCGCCGCCAATAACTTCTATTGATACAAGTTGAGTGCCTGCAGCTGCAGTAAATGTGCCTGGTGAATTAAAAGTTGTAGTTGTTGAACTGCCTATACCACCACCAGCAGCGTCTTGAAAAGCTAAAGCTCCTGGTGCTGTCACAGTTAAAACCTGTCCTGATGTACCAACTGATGTTAAACCTGTTCCACCCTTTGTAGTTGGAACGGTATCTAATCTATCGTTTGCAACTGTACCACTTGCAAGAGCAGTTGCATTTAAATCTGTAAGTGCAGAACCATTTAAGGCAGGAAGAGTTGCTGGAAATCGTGCATCTGGAATTGTTCCTGAATCTAATTCACTTGCATTTAAAGTTGTTAGATTTGCACCAGAAGCAGCTGGTAAAGTAGCAGGAAATCTTGCATCTGGTAAAGTTCCAGATCCTAAAGCTCCTGCATCAGTGGATGAAACTATTTCTACATTAAAGTTTGAAGCACCGTCACAAAATACGGTAGTCTTTGCTCCTTGTGCAATTACGACTCCATTTGCATCGTGACCAGTAGCTGAAATTTTTAAATCATGTGAACCTGAGGTATTGTTAAAAAAGTTATATTCACTCTCCACAGCTGGTATAAATACACTTATCGCACCTGTCAAAGCTCCAGTTAATTCAATAGTTTTATTTGATGCCTCTGCTGTGTCTGAGGCGTTAGCTGTAGTTAATGTTATATTAGATGAACCAGCAACAGATTTTGCTAAATATCCTGATGAAAAAGCATCAATAACCTCAAGGTTATTATTAGTATTTGTGCCCCATGTGTTGGCATTTGCGCCAGTTGCCATGAGTTCTAATTTAAGTCTATCTGAATATGTGCTTGACATGTTTTTACCTCTCTAAAATATATCTTTTTTTAATATCCTAGCAACATTTTTTTTATGCTGCATTTACCTCTGTCCATGTATTACTTGCTCCCGTGACAACATTTGCCCATGGTGTTTCAAATGTGTCACCTAAGGTTGTCGTCAAATCTAATCCTGTAACATTTACAACAGCCTCTCCAATACCTTGTGCTGTGCCTTCTGCAAAAGTTAGTGCTACAGTAGAAACACTCACTATCACACCTGTGCCGGTTTCAACTGTTTCTGTGCCTAATGAGAAAGCACTTGATAAACTGCTAAGTGTTACTAAGGCATCTGCAGTTGTAGTCACACTACCTAATGCTGAGGCCATTGTAACGGCCGTAGGATCTATCTGAGTGAAGATATCAATTACTGGTGTTCCAATAGCAAAATCTAGTTGATCTGAAGGTGCTATGACACCAACATTACCTTCACCTGTGATTCCTGACGCTCCAGATAAGGCAGCACCGATTGTTAATGCTGTTGGATTTACTAATGCCGAAGCCTCTGATATTGTTACAGAGTTTAACGCAGATGTCATTGATAAGCCTGTTGGACTTACAATTACACCTGTTCCCACTTCCTGAGTGGTAGTGCCTAACGCAGTAGACATTGATACGCTACTGACGTTTGTAATAAATTCTATGTTTTCATTCCAAGCAAAAGAGCCCCATGAGCCTCTGCCCCAACCTGCGTCCACTGATCCTGTAGCAGTCTCAGTTCCTGTCGCAAATGATATAGACAGACTGCCGGCAACTACGCCTGCGCCTTCATTTACTGTAACTCCTGATAATTGTGTTTCAAAAGAAACACCGGTCAAATTAAAGATAGATTGTTGCTCAGCTGTTGCCGTGCCTAACGCTGAGGTTACTTGTAACGAGTCTAATGTTACTAAACTATCGGCAACAACACTTTCTGTTCCTAAAGCTGTTGATGCTGATACCCCAGTAACAGATACCGTGATCGAACTTTGTTGGCCCCAAAAGCCTTGCCCCCACGTGCCCTCATTCCAAGCATCTGCCATGGTGATGACCTCCTATATTAAGATAATCTTAATATAGCACTTGAAGCATCGTTAGTTGGGAATGCGATTGTAAATGTACCGTTTGTTGATGTCTTTACAGCACCAAAATCTAAAACTGCGATAGCTGCATTAGTGTTTGATGAAGATCTATTGTAGATCAATGCTGCTTGTGCAGATATTGTAGCAGATGTAAAACTCACGTTTGCAAAGTCGACAAAAGCTGTTGATGCTGTTGCACTTGTTGCTGTTAATCCGATGGTAGCACCTGTTAAGGTTGCTCCGCCACTCGCATATGTACCTGAGTTTCCAACTTCGTTCGTTGCTGAAAATGCTGTAGTGTTTCCGTTTAAGGTTGCTGAATTTGTATAGAGGGCGAGATTGATAGTATCATTATCAATATCATGATCCCCTGCCAATAACTCTTTCTTAAAGGAAGCACAGACTGCTTGATTTATTGCCATGTTTTATGCCCTCCTTAGGCTTTTGGGTCTGCTGATGGTAAAGGGACTCTTAAAACTCCATCAACATACTCATCTCTTCGTTTACGTCCCATTTGCTCATTAGCAAAAGCCTGAAGAGCGTTTTGGAACTTCTGATTGTATAATTGCATATCTTGAGTATTTTTCAAGTATGAATAAGCCTCTGACAAAACACCATATAATAAAACCTCAGGTGCATTATTAGAAACGAAAGTTGTTGTGCTTGTGCCACCAGATCCATTGCCTAATCTTTCAGGACTTTCATTATACCATAACTCAACTGTGTAAGCTAAGTTAGGTGTTGGTGCTACAACTAAAGTGTTCGAATCCCAGTTCGCCCAATATTTAGGTTCGCCTGTAAAGGTAGTATTTGAAGAAGATCTCTCAATTGCATACTCATCAATAAATGTTGCATCCACTTGCTCTAACCATACAATTTCTCCATCTGATTTATGTAATTGTAACCCTCTAGCAAATCTAAAACCACCCTCTGGGCCCGAAACGTCAAGAAAACTATTATTAGCTTCAAAAGTAGAAGTGGCGTATCGTCTTTGTGC